GTTTGCTCTTTTAACTTGGCTGCATCGGCATCTTGCAATGTAAGCATATTAATGGGTTGATACTTCATGCCCTGATCAAGCAATATCGATTGTCCAGGCTTACTTAAATCTGTCGATTTACTGCCAGTCATCGATGCCCATGCTTCTTTTAATCTACCAGCAATTTCTTTGTATTTTGCATCTGGAATGACATTATCGGTCATAAACATACCAGCTGGCTTAGCACCATTTTGCATCACATAGTTGGCATACATATCAATATCGGTATCAAGTGCCACTAACTCGGTGGCTAATATACCTTTATTAAAACCAGCAGATCCTTGCCAAGGAATATCGGTACAATGTATCACTTGATGAGCATCAAGTGGTTTATCTCGATTAAATCCATAAGTAGGAGTTGATAATCTGTAGCTAGGATACCTAGTTGGGGTAATTTGTACGGTGATCAGGGTTGCATCAAGGTTATACATCTCCATTGGTGTTTGATTCGCATTGAGCTGATCCTGACGATACAACAATGTAAATACTTCACCTAGCAACTCATACCATAGAACAAATTGATTCCAAAACTCATATTGGCTTTGGAAATTATTGGGATTTTGCAACAAATTTAATACTTGCTTAGCTTTTTGCTTATCTCTTGGTCCAATCTTAGTAGATTCCAATGCATTCTCAAAAGTGCCATCATCCGTTTCATAAGCAATATATACGCTACATTGTGCCATTGCTCTTGCTATGACATTGACGCAACTCATTACAGTAGAATTTCGCGAGAGTACGCTAGTATCAACAACTCGACCAGCATTAGTTGTGCTTGAAGTGGTTACGTACAAAAGTTGAAATGCAGAACCTTGCTGACCATCTTGTTGCACTCGTACAACTTGATTACCTAATTGGGTTTGACCAAATAAAGTATTTGATTCTTTTTTGGTTGTTTTTTTACTGTTAAATCTGTCGAATATGCCCATGATTACCCCCAATTTTTAAACATATTACCATCAAAATCTAACGAATACCAACACTTTTAGAATGTTCTAAAGCCAAAACTTGATATTGTTGGGTTATCTAAGGAACTATGCATTGCCATTATCAATGCAATAATGCCATCCACCTTTGCTGCCTTATCCGCTTCATTTTTACGGATCTTAATATTGTTATTAACATCCGTATACACTTCGCAATTAGCCAATTGCCATCCTAAAAATGGATTGCCATCATGTCGAATCTGTTTTCCTAAAATCAATTTTTCCACTTGCTTGGATGGATTGCTTAAAGTTGCCATGCTCTGTCCGCACTTTTTAACTGGTAAGCCATCCTCATATAACCTTGCCACTAAGGATGCAGCATTGTAGTTATCATAGGCAATTTCTTTAACCTGATATGTATCACATTCTTTTTTAATGTAATCGGAGATCTCTCGATCATCCATCACATTACCTTCTGTCAATTTTAAAATGCCAGAACTTACTGCCAATCGAAATATATCTTGGTAATGTTTAGGTATTAAATCTAATCCTTCCTCTGGCAAAAAGAATTGCCACTTCGCAAAATAGTCTAAATCATCATATCGTTTTAAAGTGCAAACTGCATTCAAGTCTCTAGTGGCCGCCAAGTCAAATCCAATAAATACGGATTCTGGCACCCTATCATCTGCTTCGCTTTTAGATTCATCCCAAAATGATCGATCAATCCAGGCACTATTAGAACTAACAAATATGTTCAATGTCTTACACAAAAACTCATTAAGTGCCTGTGGCTTATGCTTGGCTTCTTCTGCTCTTTGTGCAATCGCTTCCTCAAATACCGATATGCCATGCATCGGATTTGCTTTTGACCAAGTAGTTGGATTTCGCCAATCATCTTTAGGATCTAACCCAAAAAGCAATCCAAACCATCTAGGATTGTCGTTAGCTTCACCATAGAGCATCGCTTGATACATACTCATATCTTCATAAAACTTAGTATCTTTGGTAAAACTGGCAGTAGTAATATATATCCTAAGTGGATTTTGCCGAGCCACCATACCCGAATGCAATACCTCAATGGAGTTGCGATCAACGATTTGAGCTGCTTCATCAATAATAACGCAACTTGGATTTTTACCATCTCCAGTCTTTTTGGTATCTCGGCTTAATGCCTTAAACATGGATTGGCTATCATTCTTCTTTTTAACCTCATACTTGGATGGTAAATAGCAATTTGCCAATTGTTTTGGCATCGATTCTATAAATCCTTTGGCAGAATCAAAAACAATGGTTGCCTGTTCTCGATTAGTTGCCAATGTAAATACTTCAGCTCCAGCTTCACCAAACTGCAACTCATACAATGCTAGTCCAGATGTTAATGTCGATTTGCCAGCTTTCCTTGGAATAAACAAAATAACATCTGTCACCATTCTTTTAGTGACATCCTTTTTAGATCGAAATCCATAAATGGCACAAATTAACAATATTTGGAATGGTTCTAATATAACGGTCTGATTTGCCTGTGGTCCTTTGGTATGTTTTAAAACTTTAAAGAACCGTAAAACATGATCGGCAAATTCTGGTTTAAATTCCCATTGCCATTCCTTATTTTCCATCTGGTCAATAAATCGTTGGCAAGCCAATCGCACATCATTGCAAACATTAATCTCGCCCTTGACAACATCCTGGGCATAAGTAACACCATCTTGCCAGTTCATGCAGCTTTAGGACCTTTGAGCAAATCATCAATAGTTTCCTCGCCATTTGCTTTATTACCAGTTAAATGACTATTTGGGGTTAAACCTAATTCTTTCATAAATTTAAGAATTAATGCGGATGCATTATTGCGTATGCTAACTACTGGATTGGGAGCCAAAGTTTTTCCATTATTAGTTTCAACGATTAAAGTGCTAGATTCCAAAATCTTATTGCATTGAATATACATATCAACTTGATCCGCCAACATAGCCAATGCATTTTTATTGTATGGATGATTAATGCCATAAGTCTCATACATGAATTGAGCAGTCTCATCAAAAAATCTTTTGCGATCCCATCCTTCTGGATTGTCTAACCAATCAGCAAATGGAATCCTACGTTTGAAGCTAGAATCTGCTTCATTAATTTTTTTTATCATCTTTTGGTTTTCCATAGTCTTTCCCTTATAGCCCCTTTGCCAATTTCCCTTTTGCAGAAAATTGTATCCCTCGGTTGCTCTTTCTCAAATGCCAAATATTTAAGTTTCTAACCCGTTGCCAATTCAGTATCCCCTTGATTCAAAAGGATATATTGATAATCATCTATTTTATAATCCTTGTGAGCCTGACCGCCAGAGCAGTAGTGACGATAGATACCATCTCTCTCTAGCAACGTCTTACTACTGTGGCACTCGGCACATAGTGATTGAAAGATGTTCCGATAGAATGCATCCATCCCAATGGCACTCCAACTAAACAGATGGTCAACATGGTTTGCACCTTTGACCTTCCCTATGCTTAGGCAGCCTTGGCATAATGGTTGTTGGCTAAGTTGCAAAGATCTTTTGCGTTGCCATGATGCGGTGTTGTACATTCCATTAAACGCTGCCCGATCATCGGTACGCTTGGCAGTATATGTATCTCGACCACCATGCTCAGTACACCTGGCACTTAACTTGGCTTTGGGATTCTTACAAGCCAACATCGAGCATTTTAAATTGGATGGTTGGGTTGGCATTATGCTTGATATGTAGGATCTTGAACAATATGGATTGGATTGTTATCAATCCAAATATCAATATGTATTCCATGTTCGTTGCAATAATCTTGCTTGGCTTCACCCATCGTAAAGATGATGTGATCTTTATCTAGTATCTTGCCAATGCTATCTAGTAGCTTATCGTTCTGCTTTTGTCCAGTATGATGGGTTATGCAATACACTTCCCACTTTCGCATCCAGCACATATAAATAAATGTATCCCAAAACTTTGGATCAGCTGAGTAAGTGTTGTGATAATCAAGTGCAATGCAAAGATTTTTTTCTCGTTTTTCCTGAAATGGAAAATCCTTGGCTAAAGTCATAAACTCAATTACTTTTTGTTTGGTTGTAAATGGTCCATGTTCATCCCAATACCAACCATCTGGTTTTTTAAAAATTGGCATATTAGTCCTTTGCATTTTCAAACGCTATGCCACCAATACTAACAGAATTGTCTAATAATTTTCTAGTCAATTCATCAACTAACTTCCAATCAATATTATTTGGATTAATAACTAAATCAGAAATTTGATTTAATAATGATTTTTGAATGATTAATAATTGTTTAATAGGCATTGTAAAACTTCTCCAAATTGGTTTTTGAAATAATGATTTTTCGTTGGCTTCGGATAATGCTTGATCAATATCGGTACATATTAATCCCCAATAATATCCATTCCAATATTGGTAAGCATAATTACGATTAACTAATTCATTAACTTGATAAACTCCAGCATTAACTGGAATCGTGCCACGTTTATGCCAAATTGAATATTCCATTAACACCACCATAATACTAATAAATAACCAAGTATTAATCCAAATACTGTCGCAATAATAATATCTATTAATAATTCGCATTTAGTTTTTTTCATCTTTTATCCTATCTTGTTAATTGATACGCTTCAATCTTATCATAATTTACTGAATTTTATCATCTCTTAACAAATAATCTTCAATTAAATTGATAGCGGTACGATCTGAACTAGCAACAAACACCAAATAACCTTTATCATTCAATTGTTTACGGATTTTTTTCTGCTCTTTAGATTCTGTTCCTTTTGTTGTTTTCATCTCGACAAACATTCCATTAAAGCCATGCCTGGCTTCAGCAATAAATAGATCTGGCATACCAGCTAGTAATCCTTCTTGGTGAAGATGCAATCGATTTGATGCAGTTGTACCTGATCCATTCGGAATGGAGCAAATTACCACTTCTGGATGAAATGTACGGATGTATTGAACAACTTTTGTTTGGATGCTATGTTCACTCATTTTTATTCCCAAAATGGTTTTTCCTGTTCTTTGGATTGTAAATCTTTAAAACTGTAGCATCTAGTTAAAATTTCAGGCAAGTGAATTTCACCAGCCAAACATAGTCCATTTCGAGTTGGTTTTTTTGGAAAAAACTGACAATCTTCGCAAAAATGCATATCTTCTGGTACCCAAACGAACGGTTGTAAATCTGTTCCCATATTCTCATACTTTCTACTGGTTCTATGTTGTTCTTACTGGTTCCAGAACCACTAAAAATAAACAAGAAAAGTAATCAAACTTTTCTTGTTTTACTGGTTCTTTTCCTTAGGGCGGAACCAGTAAATTTCGGGTTCATTTTTTGGTCATTTTTTACTCAAAATCTGCTCGATTTTTGCTTACTGGTTCCGAAGTTCTGGAACCAGTAAATTTGATGTAATCATCCCTACCTTTTTTGAGATTTTCTCTCGGAAGTAGCTCTTTCATCAATTTTCCTTTTTTCATCAAATCGGTGATCATATCCATCGTAAATTGTCGATTTCCACCATGAGCTTTTGCAATTTCATTGGCAGATGGATAATCCAAACTCAAAATCGTTTTGATCAATTCTTCTTCCTTGGATTGCATTTTTTTGGCAATTCGTTGGTTTAAATTGGATAAGTATGGTGTGACATACCGATAGCTGACTGGCACAATTTCCCCTAAATCATCCTCGATCCATTCTTCATGCGAGACTGAATCAAACAAAATTTCGCTAAATTCTAGCTCAACCCTTCTTTTATTCATCTTAAAGATTCGCTGATCCGTATCTTTATCGGTTGAAAGTATGGCAGTCCAGTTCGCATCTGCTTCCCAGGCACCACCGCCCCTTGCCGATAATGTATCTAAGCTATCAATGTCAATGCCCTTTGCTACCTTGGTCAAATGGGCAATTACCCAGATTGGCATTTGGGTTTGACTATGCACTTCTTTGAGAACTGCCATAAATCGCGAGATCTGGGCATTATCGTTTTCATTATCAATATCAAGGTTCGCAGCTGCCGTATCAATAATCACCAATGGCGGTACTTCAATCTGCCCTTTTTTACTATCCATTTG